GAAAGATTTTAATCTTTCTTTCCCCTAGTCGCCCCCGGAGGGCACAATGATTCTTAAATCCGGTGTTATTCTTTATCCTCTAGATATTCGAATGCGGCAGGCACTTATTACTGCTGATCGCATATACAAAAACTATCACCCTGAGGGTGTAACTATTACTTCTGGTCTCGAGGGCTCTCATTCTCCCGGTTCTCTTCACTACTATGGTCTTGCCATAGATATTCGCACTCGTTACTTTAGCTCTGAGGAGCTGTCAAGCGTATTCGAGCAACTTACTGAGTGCTTGCAGGAGTCTTACGACGTTATACTAGAACCTACACACATACATATAGAATGGAGACTTATCACTTATGGAGACCTTAATGTTCTTTGACTTCCTAATTAGCAATTGGGAAATAATTGGTTTACTATTTACCAACATAGCGGCTTTACTAGTTAAATCACCGCTTACAAAAAAAGGAGACTAATATGCTTCCATGGTTTGCAGCCTTAGCCCCAGCCGCACAAGCCGCAACTATCGCAGGAGGTGCCACCTTAGTAGGTGGCCTCATGCGTAATCAACAACAAACGTCTGCAGCTAACCGTCAAATGGGTTTTCAAGAAGGAATGTCCAACACCGCTTATCAACGTGCAATGGCTGATATGCGTAAAGCTGGCCTTAACCCAATCTTAGCGGGCAAACTAGGCGGAGCCTCAACACCCGCTGGCGCCATGCCCCAACTATCCAACGTATTCGGCGATGCCGTAACATCCGGCGTTCAAGCCGCACAAACTCAATCAAATGTAGCACTACAATCAATTAATACAAAAGGCCAACAATTGCGTAATCAAATAATGGAATTAAGTGATATTCCAAACGCAAAAATAAACTCATTCAAAAATCGTATACTTTCAAACTTTACTGATTACATAGAAGATATTGTAAAAAGCTTTGGTAAAGCTCATTCCGTCCCAAATCATGTTAAAGAAGATATATTAAAAGTGATGTTAGATGCACGTAATACAAGTATTGAGTTATTCAAAACAATGTTAAACCTTACATCACAATTAGGAGATGAAGCAGAAGATATTATCGCAACTGTATTTAGATTAGATGGTAGCGTTGCAGAAACTATTACAGCAAAAGAAAATGCAGAAATAGATGCTGCTAAAGCTGGACAATTTCCCGGCGCAGCCCAATTATTATATAACCGATACTTTAAGGATTAATTATGACTAAATTTCGCACTCCCTATACAAAACGTGTCCGTGTATCGCTCGACTTCCTCGACGAGGACGGCAAACAGGCCATAGGCCGCACTGAGCAGCATCACAAGCCCGCTTGTGATATCAATAACATCATACGTCAGTATGATAAAACCGGCCTTATAACGCATACTAATGCCGTTAAGGCCACATACGGTGACTTCACTGAAGTCAACGAGTATCAAGTAGCGCTCAATTCAGTAATTGAAGCACAAGCATCATTCAGCGAATTACCTTCTGATATTCGCAAAAAATTTGGCAACGATCCCGGTGCTTTTATTGAATTTGTTACAAATCCAGATAACGCAGAAGAATGCGTCAAAATGGGCCTCGCAGACGCCCCAACACCGGAGGTGATACCGAAGGTAGAGGTGGTTAATCCACCTCAGGAACAGTTACCCGCCTAGATGTAACTGTTCCCACTGACAGGAAACTTGTTTACTGGCAGAATTACGAAGTAATTAAAAAGAGGAAAAAAACTATGAAATATCGCAAAAAATTATCAAGAGGAAAAAGCCGTAGAATGTTCACACGCTCGGCAAAAAGGGTAAACAAAAAGAACGCAATGGGTCGCCCTATGCGTGGCGGCATACGTTTATGATATGTCTTGTTATAAGCCCCTTACTGCTTGGTATGCCAAGGAGATTAACCCATCTGGAAAAAGATCATTAGTCTTTAACCAAAAATACGCGCTTCAAGCCGATGACCCTTTGGAAGTCGGCTGTGGTCAATGCGCAGGGTGCAGGCTGGACCGATCGAGACAATGGGCAATTAGATGCTTACACGAATCACAGATGTTCGAAAATAATAGTTTTATTACTCTTACCTTTTCGGACCCTGAACTAAATAAACGAGAAGTACCTGATAGCTTAGATCTCACCGAGTTCCAACGATTCATGAAACGACTTAGAGAGGATACAGTACCAAAAAATCCATATAGTAGAAAAAAAAATAAAGAGGCCTTTGACCAATGGCAATATGATAATGGAATCCGCTTCTTTCACTGCGGAGAATATGGAGAAAAATATGGACGACCACATTACCACGCAATATTATTTAATATTGAATTCAAAGATAAATATCATTGGCAAACTAGAAACGGCATGAAATATTACCGTTCCCCAACCTTAGAAAAATATTGGCCTCATGGAATGGCTATTATAGGGGATGTAACATTTGAATCCGCTGCTTATGTAGCTAGATATATAATGAAAAAAGTAAACGGTGATAATGCCGATGAACACTATAAAAAATTAATAATTGATAAACAAACCGGAGAATTAAAAGATTCATATCAAATAAAACCAGAATATACCACCATGTCCCGCAGACCGGGCATAGGGGCAAAATGGTTCGAAAAATACAAAACAGATGTCTATCCTAGTGATTTCATCACAGTTAATGGAAAAAAAATAAATCCACCAAAATATTATGACAGATTATTAGAACAGGAGGACCCATACTTACTACAAGACTTAAAAAACGAGCGTGTAGAAAGAGCACGCGAACATTACGATAACAATACGCCGGAACGATTAGCAGTTCGGGCCGCCTTATTAGGGCGTAGATTAGAACGTTTACTACGACATGTAGATATGGAGAATTAAAATGAAATTATCAATGTACACAATTCAAGATGTTAAAGTAGGTGCATACATGCAACCTTTCTATACAACAAACGAAGCAACAGCAATCCGAGCAATTAAAAATTTACTTACAGACCCAGATCATCAATTTAGCAAAAATCCTGAAGATTTTGCACTTTATCATTTAGGAGTATATGATGACGAGGACGGCAAACATTTACTTAATGATGCACCTAATCATATGCACAACTTAATAGACCTTCTGGAGCCTCAAGATGGATAGACTACCCAGTGTAATGAGTCACTCATTTTCAAACGTACCTCGTGCGGAAATTCCTCGCTCTTCTTTCAACAGATCACATGGACATAAAACGACTTTCGATGCTGGTTACTTAGTACCGATTTTTGTTGATGAAGCGTTGCCCGGTGATACGTTCAATTGTAATATGGCAGGCTTTGGCCGCCTAGCAACTCCTATCAATCCCATCATGGACAATATGTACCTTGATACATTTTTCTTTGCGGTGCCTAATCGCTTATTATGGGAAAATTGGGAAAAATTCAACGGTGAACAAACAAACCCGGGTGATTCAACTGATTATCTTATACCTGTAGCAACCACACCCACTACTACTGGCTATGATATTGGTTCTCTTTATGATTACATGGGCCTACCTACTGGTGTAGAAATACCCGATATAAATAACTTACATGGAAGGGCTTATAATCTTATATATAATGAATGGTTTCGTGATGAAAATTTACAAGACTCAATTACAGTAGATACTGATGATGGCCCAGATGACCCAGCTAATTATGTAGTACAAAAACGCGGTAAACGTCACGACTACTTCACCTCTTGTCTACCATGGCCTCAAAAGGGTGATGCGGTTAGCTTGCCACTTGGCACATCTGCAACAATTCATGCGGCTGGTGATTATCCAACTGTTTATTCTGATACGCAAGATGCAACAAGAAATTTTAATTCGTCAGCCAATGATTTACTTGTTGATACAACAAATTTAGGGAATGGAATTCTTTATGCTGATTTATCGACTGCAACAGCCGCAACAATCAACCAATTACGCGAAGCTTTTCAAATTCAGAAACTTTATGAAAGAGATGCACGTGGAGGTACACGTTATACGGAAATTATTAAAAGCCATTTTGGTGTTACTAGTCCTGATGCTCGTTTACAGCGACCCGAATATCTTGGAGGCGGCTCTGCGCCTATAAACGTTAGTCCTATTGCACAAACCAGTTCCACCGATGCTACGACCCCACAAGGAAATCTTGCTGCTATGGGTACCGTTCAACTGTCCGGCCATGGCTTTACTAAATCATTTACAGAACACTGTGTTATTATCGGCCTCGTTTGTGTCCGCGCAGACCTTACTTATCAAAAAGGTATTAACCGCATGTGGACCCGACAAGACCGTTGGGATTATTATTGGCCCGCTCTTTCTTCAATCGGTGAGCAAGCAGTGTTATCTAAGGAGATATATGTTGATGGTACTAGTGATGACGAGAACGTGTTTGGGTACCAAGAAAGGTACGCCGAATACCGTTATAAACCCTCTACGATAACAAGTTTATTCAGATCAGATGCTGCAGCTTCATTAGATGCTTGGCACTTATCTCAAGACTTTACATCCCGTCCTGTATTGGACGACACTTTTATCGAGGAAAACGTTCCCTTAGATCGATGCATAGCGGTCCCCTCTGAGCCGCATTTAATATTTGATTCATATTTCAATCTTAAATGTGCACGGCCCATGCCCACCTACTCCGTTCCGGGCCTAATCGATCATTTTTAAATAGACCAGGGGCGAGAAAGATTTTAATCTTTCTTTCCCCTAGTCGCCCCCGGAGGGCACAATGATTCTTAAATCCGGTGTTATTCTTTATCCTCTAGATATTCGAATGCGGCAGGCACTTATTACTGCTGATCGCATATATAA